GCCACATTTCTTAGAAACGGGGACTTAGTCCGCACTGTGGGACGAGGGATTCTTACAACGAAATTGATCACGGTGGAGAGTGTGCAAGAGGACGTTCCTAGCTGGACTATCGCCGCTAACCATGGCATACACTACGATGGATTTGAAACAATGAGTGGAGACTGTGGGGCTATCATATCTATCTTGGAACCTACTATGAACAGGAAAATCATAGCCATGCACACTGCCGGAAACGGTTCGAGCGGGCTTGGATTTATCATAACCCAAGAGATTTTGGACGCTACAATCGCAAATATGCCCTTCGCTGCGCAAACGCATGTTGACGTGCCCTATGAGCTCATCGATAACACGAGCCCGTATATAGCGCACGCCATAGCGACGTTTGAACCCGAGAAAACTCTTTTGAGACCTACGGCTTTGCAAGACGTTTTTGAACCTAAGAAACGCCCAGCCATTATAAAGAGATATAAAGACCTGGACCCCATGGACCGTACAATTAGACTTTTACAAACACCCAAAGTTCAATTGACAAGAGAACAAAGTGAGTACATCGAGAATGGCATGAAACATTTCTTCTACAAGGGCAACACAGAACTGCGACGAAAATTGACGCTGGAAGAAGCTGCATTTGGAGTGGAAGACATCGAACCCATCTGCACTAAAACTTCCCCTGGTTACCCGTTCTGCCTAAATAACAAAGCTTTCGGAAAGAAATACTGGATTGACACGGAAAATAAATACCTCGAACCCTCGCTTGTGCAGATGATACGAAAAAGGGAAGAAGAACTCAACGAAGGTGCCCTTAGCGAACCTTTTCTTTTCAAAGATTCCCTGAAAGATGAGAAACGCAAACTTGCGCACACAGATCTAGGAGATCCCGCACTCGTTAAGACGCGCATGTTTTCGGCGTCACCAATGGATCTCACTCTCCTGCTCAAAATGTACTATGGTGCATTTTTCCAACACATGACCAGAAATCGCATCAGAAACACGTCTGCTGTTGGCATTAATCCTTACGGATTGGACTGGGAAAAATTGGTGTTGTACTTGAAAGAAACAAGTGATTTAGCAGATGACGGTGATTATGCCAACTTCGATACAAGTGAATCCGCCTCCCTCATCCTAGCTTTCTTTAGAGTGGCTATTGACTGGTATGACGAACCTCAACTTCGAAACATCCGAGAAATGCTAGCAGAACAAGTGGCTTTCCCTTATCACGTCTCGCGTGGGCGCATTTACCCAACAGATGGTGGATTGCCTAGTGGAACATACGGAACAACGCACATCAATTGTGGTGTTAATTTGAGCCTATTTTTACTGGCGTACAAAGACATCACAGGATTTGGAATACAAGACTTCGCACACCATGTTCGCGTGGTGACCTACGGTGATGATAATATTTTTAGTGTGTCTTCAGACCGTGCAGGTTTCACGTCCAGTGCTATAGGCGACGTTTTAGGAAAATACGGGTTTGCTTACACCCCAGTGGAGAAAGATGCCCAAACCACCCAGGCTCGGTCTGTGACAAAATGCACTTTCCTGCAGCGGGGCTTCGAACACCAAGGAAAATATTGGAGAGCTCCCCTGAAGCTGGATAGCTGCGTGGAGATGATGTTATGGGTGACAAAGTCACGTGACCCGTTAGAAGCCATGTTGGATAACGTGCGCACGGCAATGGAGGAATTGGCAATAACACAGCCAACAGGGGAAGTGAGAGCAAAAGTGCTAAACTTCTTACAACAACAAGGAATCTATGAGCACCTCACAACTCACGAGGAGCGTTTAGAAACTCTCGACAGAGAGTTCTTCTAAAAGAAAACATTTATTGAGTAGTGTGATCTTGCCTTTTCAAACTCGCTGAATTGGTAATGCTGCTACTCTCTTAATGACGCGAGAACACTCTACTAGAAAATGATCTTAAACTAGTAGAAAACCTCTAGATCGCAAAACCATTAAGTAATAACGTTGATAAAATTATGAGCGGAGGCGTCGGAACCTCCGCACCGGCTACAAAAACCTTAAACGATACTGTGCGCGAATTTATTCAAGCGAACCCAACCGCCGACAAATGGATAGGCGGTTACTGGGAGGATCAAGAATACAACGCGCAGCGAGAATTGACAAACTCAGCAACGAAGGAATGGAAGAAAGAAAGAGCACGACGTTCAGTGCTAGACCCAGGGAATGAACATACCACCCATAAAGCCGATACTGACGGCCAAGGGCTACTTTCAACTAACAACCCCGTTGCAAGACAACAAGAATTGACAACCTTTCAGGACTCAGACCAAACGCGCAACGAGATTGTACCATATTGTAACAAGCTCCACGCCCGTTTAAGGGCTTGTGACGAGACACACACAGATATAAAACGAATTTTGGAAAGACCCACGTTGCTACCACCTATTGTATGGAACTCGACACAAGAGCGCGGAGTTATCATTGGGACTTACTATCTGCCGCACGCTATCCTGGCTTTCACCAACAAATTGGTTAAAATAGCAGGTTTCCAATATTGGAAAGCAGATTGTGTGTTTCGCATACACTTGGTGTCACAAACTTTCCAAGCGGGGCGTGTCTGGGTGTGCTATGAGCCGTACAGAGCGCAACGAGGTGGGAATATGGCTTCAACGGTTACGCAGTTCATGTCTCTTCCAGGAGTTTCCCTAGACCCATCGCAACCGTTGCCCGTAGATTTCCGCGTGCCTTTCGCTTCGGTGTTGGCCATGTGGAACACAAACAGACAATCTGCGGCAGGACAGCTCCTTTTCATCGTGCAGAATAAGCTGACGAGCGCCACAACTAGTGAAACAACAACGATCCAAGTTAGTGGCTGGCTAGATAATGTGGAATTAAGTATGCCATCCGCCAATGCAGTGTACATAGCACAGGGTAATTTCGAAAAGGAACAAGACCAAGCGCCACGTGGCGCTATTTCAACTGGACTAGCAAAGATTTCAGACATAGCGGGTGAGATAATGCATATTCCTATGCTTCAACACATTGCTACACCTGTATTTTGGGCCACCAAAGCTGCGAGCAAGCTCGCCAAAGCTTTTGGTTTTGCCAAGCCTAACAACGATGTCGCACCAATGCGAATAACTCAACAACCGGGGGCAACTATTACCAATTTCGACAACATTTCAAACGCCCTAAGTTTGACTCACTCTTCCAAGTATTGTATAGATCAGACTAACAATTTCACATGTGAGGTGGATGAGATGGACATAGCATACATAACATCGAACATGACTATAGTATCAACGCTCTCGTGGTCCAAGACAGACGCAGCCACGTCGGGCTTGGGCACCATACCAGTATTTCCTGGACTTGCCCCTACAGCATACCCCGCTAAAGGGGACCAATTTTACGAGATGTATGATGTGGGACCCATGGCTTACGTGGCTTCAATGTTTGCTCAATGGGGGGGCACCATCAAGTACACGCTAGAAATAGTAGGCACAGCCCTACATTCAGGAAGGTTGGCAATAGTGTACTACCCTTTTTACGATTCTTTGACACTGCCAGCATTCAATGCTTTGGGTGACAACTACAACATCATGTGGGACGTGGGTGCGAATCCGCGCGTATCTTTCGAGATACCTCACACTGCACAAACACCCTATTTACTGAACTACGTTGACACTGTGGACTTAGCTACGCTGATAACGACGACATCTAGCGCGACGGAAACAGGAATGGTTTTACGCACCCACACTAACGGCCTTATTGGGATTTATGTCGTTAACCCATTGGTGGCCCCTGATACAGTGTCATCTTCAGTGACCATTAACATCTGGTCAGGAGGGGGCAGAGATCTGACCTTTGCGGAACCACGACTTGGGGTGTACGCGCCAATAGTGTTGGGAGGACGCCTTGATCGCGTCGACTACTCCGGAAAAGACTATGATGGCTCTGCTGTCTCAGCAGCATCTAACCACGCTTACACGGCGCAAGGATTGACGCCAGCCAATTTAAACACGCCGCCGCAACCACAAACAATCTTGGTGCCAGACGGAAACGAGATAATGGTGACATCCGCACCGATGGAACAGAATGTACTAGAAAGCTTGCCTTTATTGGCCGGTTTGAGTCTAGAAGAGACAAAACCATTGGATTTGACACAACAACAAAACTACAAAGCCCAATCAAATCCTGGCTTTGGTAGTAGTGATTTAGGGGAACCCGTTTCAACGTCAGCGCAACGGAACCCTTTTCCCAATTTTATCCCAACGTGCTATCTCGAACCCCGCGATAGAGCCAAATTAGTGCACGGCGAATTAATCACGAATTTGAGACAACTCACTCGACAACTGACCGATGCATATGTGCTACGGTACCCAGATGTCGTGCAAGATGGACAATTGGACACACAACTACCCATATCTTCGGATGTGTTAGTTTTGGACCCTGCGTATTTCGGCTTATCGGGTGTGCACCCACCCGACTTCTTGACATCGCGTTGCTATGGCACTATACGAGGCGGTACTAAGTTCTTTATTGTTGAAGTCCCCTCTTGGCTGAGCACCATCGCCCACCTGTATACATATGCTCGTGGCACACGCCGATACGCTTTGCGAACTCAAGGAAGCAAATGTTTAAACGGGGCACGATTTAACAACTTGCATTCTCCTGAAGGGGAGGGTGGAGCTTTTGAAATCACACGCTCTTTAACAGTCGGAGTTAACCAGCCACCTATACAACCTTATTTCTATTCAGATGTAGGGTGTATTGATACCACTTACGATTCTGTAAGTGCGGGTACAATGCCATACAACTCCAAAGGTTTCAATCGCTCTATAGTGCAGGATCCAAAAATTGTGAAAAGCGCACGAGATGGTTCGTTTGTTGAGTTTTCCGTACCTATGGGAAACATAACACCGAATGTGCCTATATTGACACCTTTCAAAGCTGATTTCGTTGAACGCGGGCAAACATTGCCAACAACAACAAGAAAGATTGAGATACGGTTTAACCCCTTGGCATCTGCAAGAACTGGGGTCACAACCAATTACTCACCGGATTACTGGCCAATGCCAACGCGCATCATGGAGGCCGCCGGAGACGATTTCAGTTTCAGTGGATTAATCAATCCACCGCGCATCTTGCGCATCAACAGGAGTTGCGCCATCAGACGCTCTCAAACAGAAAACGCATTTGTATAGAATGCCAGCGGTAAGCACCTACCTATGTATGGAAGTAAAATTCCTTGTGGGTGGGAGAAAGGCTTTGTCGTCTGTTACGAT